AATTAGCAGTATTGCAAGCAAAATACAAGCTCCAAAGTATTCAGGCGATATTTGTTTTAATTTTTGTATAGCCTTATTTCGTTGCTCCCTAGATAAATTTTCTTCTTTTATCTGAGCAACCAAAATTGATACTTGAGTTTTTTCTTTTGCTAAATCTTCAACAATACCCTTTATGCTATCACCTAAATCTTTTGTTGATTTTTTCACCTCATCAACTTGCTCTTTATTAGTAGATAAACCTCTAGTCCAAGCACCAAATCCGTTTGTAACAAAAGATAATCCTGCTGTAACTAAACTTAGAGCTAAACCTAGCCCACCGCCACCAATTAAACTACTAGCCAATACCTTTAATGCTCCGCCAGAATTTTTAGACTCAATTTGTAACATTTGGAAACTCTCCAATAATGGGTTTAAGTTATTGGCTATACCGATAAATCCGAAAGGAGCATCTTGTGCAACCCTGCCTAAATTTAATAAAGCATTACTAGCTTGTGCCGAACCCTTAACCGAACCTTTTAAACTTTCTGTAGTTCTATTTACTGCACTACCTAAATTAGATAAGCCACCAGCTACATCCTTAACACCACTACCAGCTAATCTACCTAATGACCTCTCCGTTTTAAGGGCTTCGTTTGCTGTATTTGATAGCCCACGTTGTGCCTCAGTCAAGCCCCTTGTAAGACTTGACATATCTGCACTACCAACGACTTTTAAAACTTCATCAGCCATTTTCTTGTTTTTGTTTTTCTAAAGCGGCATGAACCCGTTTAATTGTTTCAATCATTTCTTTGCTTACTCCTTTACCACCACTATCCTTATAAATTGACGGCCAGGCATTATCAAACTGTGAACCTTTAACATATCCAGCACAAGCAAACTTTGCAACGGCTCTCATCAATTCGTTATTCTCATCCCTTTCATCAAAATAGCCCTTACAAGCGTAATAAAACTCTTGAGGGCTACTTGTATAATATTCATAAGGCGACCATTTAAGCCTACCAAATGCTATCTTTAAACAATCATTTAAGTATTCCTGCTCACTTTTGCTTTCTTTTTTTTTACACCCTCTTTTTCAGGCTCTTTTTCAAAGTTAAATTCCTCTTGAAAGGCTTTTTGAATAGTTATAATTTGCTCATTGCTTAACTTATCTACCATGTCGCACACTTGCTCAAATGTTACCTCTAATGGCTCTCTTTTTTGATAAGCATTGCAATAAAGCCCTGCATAAATTAAAGCATAGCTACTTGTAATTTCCTGTACATTTTCATCAACATACTTTGCCATTACGTGCAAAGTCATTTGATTAAACTTTAAGCCTAGCTCTTTACCGCCAAAATCTATTTTAATGTAACTCATAAAATTAAGCTGTCGTAGTTGGTGTTACAGGGCCTGCAATTTTTATACTTGCGTTAAATATGCAAGGCTCATTTAGTCCGTAATTTTCACTAAGGCTTAATAAATAACCTTTACCTGTTTTTGTTACATCTCCTGTAATTGGGGTAACTGGTGCAATTTGCCAACCAATTTTTACCTTTGATTGTTTTGTAACATACAAGTCTGCACCACTTATTTTATTTGCTACAGGATCGTACAGTTGTATGCCTTCAAATTCAATTCCTTCAGTAGATAATCCTGGCAATATTTCAGTTCCGCAAAAGCTTGACGCATCAATTTCTGCGTCTTCGCTTGTAAAATCAAAAGACTTTAAACAAACTACTGTATCATAAGTAGTGCCGCCAGTAGGGTCAATTTTTAATACAAAATCTTGACCTTGTTTTTGATGTTCTGCCATTTTAAAAAGTATTTAATTGTTTTAAATGATTGTTGTACAAATATAATAATTATTTGCAACGTGGATGCAAATTTTATTTAATAAAAATTAAGTGTTCAAATGTTAGTGTTCTAGTGGCGAAATAATCATTGCCCTCGGTTGTCAAACTATCGCTACGATCACTAATTAATTTCATGCTCACCATTTGAAAATCAACCCCCAAATCAAGTACGCTTGTGGTTGCAGGGTAAATGGTGGTAAATATTTCGTTCACAATATCGTCTGCCATCTTACCACTGTTACCGTATTGCTCAACTGTATGTACTGATAATTGTATTGATGTGTTAGTGCTATGCTTATACATTGTGCCATCCTCTGTATTAGCAATATCACTCATTATAATGTAGTTGTCGGGGTTTTCGTCTTGCGGAACTTCTAAGTAGTATATTGTGATAGCAATACTGTTAACTTCTAAAGCGGCTAAGGCTGCTACATACGCCTCTCTTAATTTATAGTTAACTGACTTCAACTTGTTATTGCTTTTTTTATTTTACTCTTTAAACTTTTTTTTGTTTTCATAACCGCTGGGAATAAATAAGGCTGTGGCTTTATTCCTGTACGCAATATTTTTAATGCAATTGGATAAGCCGCTGCCATGTCTTCACTTTCTATATTGGCTTTTTTACCAGTCCTGCGTTGTGTTTTAACGCTGTAAGTACCTGATATACCTTTACGTTTTACCCATTGCATTATCTTTAATAAAAAATCTTTAAAAGAGCCTTTTTTACCACCCCCACCTTTAAATTGACCTGCCAATTGTTTCCACTCTTTTGGTAAGCTACCTACATAATTTGAAGCAAACTTTCTTGTCCCAAATTCTATATAAGCACCATAATTAGCCCTTACTGTAATCTCAGCACTTAAATTATTTTTATCTGCATAATTAGCATCTATCGAACCTTTTAAATATCCATCGTCTTCTGGGCAATTCTTTTTAGCTTCAGTTACCGTTTCAATTGCCCAGGCGTTTAATTCATCTGCAACCTTGTCTTCAATAGCTCCTTTTTTCACCTCTACATTTTTAATTATTTTATCTATGCCGCTAAAATCAAATTTAATTGCTGCCATGCTTTGTACATCTTAATATTAAATAAGATTTTTTACCCTCATTTACCACTTGCACACTGTTTATTTTTAATTTTTTTAGTTGATAAATAACGGTGTTTTTAGTTGTTACTGTATAAGTATCATATTGGCGAATAGTTATTTTATAATCGTAACTTTCAGCTCTTTGCCCCTCAAAAAAACTAGCTTGTCCTGTTCTGTTTTCTACATTAGCCCAGCAAGTGTATAATGTAGATGCCGCATAACTTACACCACCGCCACTATCCTTAGTTCCTGTGTTAGTTTCAATTGTTATTCTAGTATTTAATTTACCTACCATATTCTACGATAAGGGAATAATGTTAATTCAACCATTGGGCTTAACTCAGTTGGTACTGTTCTATTATTTTGTGTGGTTGCATTGGCTGGTGTATCACCTCTATTCTCATACAAGTATGCTACTTGTTGCAATACAGCCGTTTTAAACTGCTTAGGCAATGGGTTTTCCGTTGTATAACCTGTTGTGTAATTAGCCACTAAATAATTGCTGCAAGGGCTTTTAATTGTTTTAAAAAATACTCCTTGTAATTTGTAATCTGCATCAACCGTTAATGCGTTACCGTCTTCATCTTTTAACGATGTAAATGTTTTTAATGGTTGATAAGGCAATTCAATACCACCTAAGCTATTATTTACAACCGCCTCAATTGTTTTATCTACCAAAGAAATATTTAAAAAGCCCTCAACTTGTAGCCTAGCTGTTTTAATTAATTCAGTTATCAAAGTATTTTCTTCAGTAATATCTAATTCAATTTTACACCATTCTTTTGCCTCGGCTAAAGTAATGGGTTCAGTTGGGCTTGAAACCTCAGTAGATTTTACCTCTATTACTAGGTTGTAATTCATTTTTTTAATTTTGGCTTTTCTTCTACTTTTTTTGCAGGCAAAGAAGCTTTATCTTCTTTTTTAGCTTCTTCATCAACTATTTTTACAAGCCCGTTTTTTACCAATTCGGCTGCATGCAAATCGTTAGTTTCATAAATGCTACCTACACACATTAAACCAAATTTACCTATATGAGTAAACAATGTTTCTACTTTCATGTTAAATCAATTTTGTAATTGTAAAATCTCTTTTCCTTTTTGTGGCAAAAAACTTTCATTTAATTTTTGCTTTGTTAATACCATAACCTCTTTCAAATGCTCTCTTTCAAATTTCTTTACAGCAATATTATCTGGTATGCCAGTTCTATCATGGCTGCTCCAAAAAGCACAAGTTTCTCCATCTACTTTAACAATGCTTAAATACCAAACAAAGTTTTTTATAAATAATGTTTTATTAACTATCATGTTTTAAAAAAAGCCGTACCGAAATTGGCACGGCTTTTATTTTAATGTTTACAATTCAAATTAACTTGTCAAATCGGTAATTGCAGTAGCGAATGTACCTTTAATGAAAGCCGCTGGTTGATAAATAGGCAATGCCAATCTCTTTTCAATTACAATTGTAATTAAGTTTTTGATTGCATTATCTTGGTCTTGGTCATAAAAACGAACCGTAGTACCTAATCTATCAAAAATTGCAGCTTTTGAAGGGTCGAATACTAAGAAGTCGCCAGCCGTAACAGATGTATGTTCAACTACTCTTAACCCTGTTCTCATTGTTAATACACCAGGGACATCTAAGCCATTACCGCCTCCTAAGAATAGGTAATTATTAGTAGTGTCTTTCTTCTCAATCATGTCGTAAAAATCAACAGGAGAGACCAACGCAATGTTTGGATTGTATTTAGCCACCCTTGCTTGTTTACGTGCCGCCAATAACACATCAAAATTATTAGGGGCGGCTACAACCGATGTGCCAGCCGCAAAAGCTGTAGCATTGGTAAATAAACCGCTTAAATTTTGACCTGTACCATCACCATACAATACTTGTGTATCTTCAATTACCATTACCTCTTGTATGCCTACTTGAGATAAGAATGATTGCAAATAAGGTATATCGTCAATCATTTCTTCAGGCACTCTAAAGTAGGTGGCAATTTTACGAACATTAGCATCGTAAATCTGTAAATCTCTATCAATTTGCGGCTTAGTTCCACCTTCAGCAACCATTGCAGGGCCACCCTCACCGCCATTATCACGTATGTATCTAACTACATTACTGTTAGTGATACCTGTAGGCAATAAATCTCTCATGTGCAACTGCTCAAAAGGCTTCATATCTATGCCTGGCACTACTGTAGGGGGCACAAAGTAAGAGCCTGTTAAACTTGTAGCAGATGCCATATTTCCTACAGCTTTACTTTCAAGTTCAATTGCTCCAAATCCTTTTTTACTTACTTTAAAGTTTTTTAATTCAGCAGCTTTTTCAGTTAGTTTTTCTCCTAACTCACTACCAAATGTTTTAAACCCTTTAAAATTACCGCCACCTTGCTTCATCTTCAACTGCAAAGCATCAAAGCCCTCTGTCAATGCTTTCACATCTTCAACAGCTTTCTTTAAATCCTCAGCCTTCAAATCAGTTGGCAAAGTGTTTAATGCTTCCAATTTTTCATTAATTGCTTTCATTTGCAAAGCCACCTCATCTTTTGCAGCTTGTGTTGCATCCGCTTTTGCCTTAGCTTCTAAGGCTGTTTTAGTTTCGTTTAGTTTTTCAACTAATTCTTTAATTTCCATTTTTATTAAATTAAATTTTTATTAAATGTTGTTAGTGCCTCAATTAAATCTTTACCCTGCAAAGTGGCTTTACCCTGCTCTGTGGATTGCATATCTAGTATTATTTGAGATAATTGTTTTGAGTGAAGTAAAAGCATTTCAATAGTTTCATCAGTGGCATCGCTATTTTTACAAAACGCCTCAATTCTTTTCTGCTTTTTCATTAATGTATCAACATCAAAACCCGACTTTAAGCCAGTTAATGGTGTTAACTCATTTGCACCCCATGCTGTTAAACTTGAACCCTCCCAAAGCTGTAACTGCTTTAAATAGTTAGCTGTTTTATCTTCGCTTTTCTCACTTTCTATTTTCCTAAAACCGATACTATGTTCATTTATCAAATCACTTTCAACCATCTTTAAAAAGTCCTTTCCTAAAGAATGGCTACCAACTTGACTTTCATAGTAAAGCCCTTTTGCATCTTCTTGCAATACTAATATTTTACCCAAAGGCTGCTCTGGATTGTGATTTAATAAATGCTTTATACGTGGATTAGTAGAATTAGGGCCAGTATCGGAAATACTTTTTTTGAAAGCCCCTGGTAAAATAATATCACCATCGGAATCAATATTATTGAAGTTGGCAAAATACCCTGTAACAATACCCTTTTTTATATCTGCATCTTTAAAGCATGCACCCGAAAGATAATTTTGTATAGAATATATGCTTTTCAACTTTGATTATTTTAAACCAAAGATATTAATTTTTGCAACAATGTTGCATTTTTTATAAAAATATTTTTTATGTGAGTTTCCCGTACTTATCCCTTATAGGCTCAAACCCTATTGTACAACGGCAATTAATGATATTGCCTGCATTGGCTTTATGTTTTCTATCCCCTGGCTGTGCCATTAAATCACCACTTACATTAAACAATTCATCATAGCTTACTATTACGCCGTTCATGTGTAGATGGTCGTATTTATCACGAGGTCGCCTTCTAGTACGGTTATCGGTTGCGGAAATCCAAACTTTTCGTAAACTTAAACCAGTAGTCTTTACAGATAGCATTGCACCAACATTGGCAGCCGTTACGGTTTCAGTACGGGCTATAGTCCTAGCCCTTTGGTAAGTAAAGCCTATATCTTGTAATTGCTCTGTAATCTCTCCTATTGATAAGCCTAATGGTACAGCTTTTAATAAAATGTTCCTTATTAGTTCCTTTGTGTAGCTTGTAATATCTTCAACTGTGTTAAGCAATTCAACTAAAAAGTAATTGTTTAATAAATCTGTCATTAATTGGTTAAACCCTATTGGCATACGTGCCTTTTGTCTTTTTAAATAGGTTAAATGCTTTGCACCATAAGTAATGCCAGCATCTAAATAAAGAGGCTTTAACGCTTCGTAAAGTTTAGCTGAAGTTACAAATTCTAAGGCTTGTGTATCGGTATAGCCTAATAATTTTGCTGCAATAAATTGATTGACTTGAAATTTTAGAGCCTTATTTATTACGGGTGTATAAGCCCTTTCCCTACTTTTTTGGAATTTGTTAAAAGCAGCTTGTATTTCTTCTATTTGCTCATTAGTCATTTAACACATTATTTACATAACAAGGCTCACAAAGTATTTTAGGCTTTTGTTGTTGTAGTAATTCCCCATCCATAGTAATTGATAAAAGATATTGTGTTGAATAAATAGTTTCACCACATGAAGTACACACACTCATATTTGGGTCTTGCTTTTCCCAACTTGTTTTAATATCAATATTTAACGGGTTACTCAATTCAGTTTTTTCTTTTATTAAGTTAGTTAATTCAACCTTTTCTTTTGTACGCTTAAACTCCCTCTTTGCCTCATCAATTCGGCAAGTGGTATTTTTGGGAATATAAGATACAATTATTTTTTCCAATTGCCTAAGTATTTTGCGTTCCATAATCTCCAGTATTTTGTACATCTTGTGGCATATTCAAATCTTCTAGTAAAGAATAGCCACTTTTTACATACACTTTGCTTAAATTTTCATCTCCATCAACCTCAAGTTTAAATGCTTCTAGTATTTGTTTAGGTATCATTATAGGCAAAGCAGCAAAAGCATCTGCCATTTCCTTCACATTTTGCTGTAGTTCAGGAATTTCGCTTAAATCCTCTTTACAACAATAGTTTTGCCCTTTAAAATCAACCTTAGCCATTTGGTTGTAAACATCCCTAATAGCATTTACTTCTGGTAAAACTGCATTAGTGTACAATGAAACCCTAGCCCCTTTATCGCTTACCTCACTACCTGTTGCATCGTTATTGAATAGTCTATCACTAATACGGTAAACATTGCATAGCTTCTTAAAATCAATCTTTTCTAAGTCGGCAACGCTAAGGTCTGCTAACTTCAAACCTAGTTCAATATAGCCTAATTCACCAGCACTAAAATATGGTGCACCTTTGTTTGATGAATTAGATAAGTATTTGTAAAAGTTATCTTTTCTTTTGCTTACTATCTCAACTATCTTATCATTATTACTCTTTTCATAAACAATGCCAGGCACTCCACCATTTTGCAATTGAGCTGTTGACACATCGTTGTTACTGTCAACCCTTGTAAGTCTTTTAGATAGTATTTTTAAAGGACTTAACCCCCTAAAAGATTGAACGGTAAAGTCATTTATTGGATTAAAGTATTTTGAATGTATAATATCTTCAACGGGTATATCGTCAAAAATAATATTACCATTTTCTACATATTGGTAGCTTACTATTCTCTTTGGGTAGGTTGTTGTTACTTTTACATTTACGTTTTGTGGTGGTAAAAAATGTAGCTTAATTACTTTGCCTTTATTTGGGCCAAACTCTGGTCTTTCCTTCAACAGTATTACTTCACCTTGCATTAATTTGGTTGCATAAATAGCAAAAAGGCTTTCCATTTTAGTCATACCCTCAAAAGGCATTTCTACTAATTTGGCAAATTCGTTATCTTCTGGTAGATCGGTTAATTTTCCATCATTATCCTTTTTGTAAGAATAAATAGGAACATTAGCGGCTGTATTGGCTATAAATGAAATAATACTGTAAACATCGTCCGTTGTGCAATATCGTTTAGCGTTATCAAGGCTTTTGTAATCTGGATAAAGGGTAACTGAATTTAATTTACTTGATAATATGCTTTGCAGGCTGTTAATTTGATTTTGCAAAATCGTTACTCTATCAAACTTAGCTGCTTTTTTATTGAGATTGAGAAAGTCTAACCAACCCATGTTATAAAATTTGTTGCTAAGTTAAATAATATTTGCAACATCGATGCAAATTTATTAATATTCAGCATCCGCAAAGGTTAATTTTGGCACATATTCAAAATACATACGCATCATTAAGGCATCGGAAAAGTCGGGTGAACGACCAATATTAGCCTTAATAATATCTTTAGGAATTACAGCCTTTTTACCATCTTTATCAATGTTATGCTGCTTTACTTGTTCTAGCTCTTGTATTAAATAGCTTTTAGTTTGCAAATCGTTTGTATTTACAAATATTTTGCTGTCATTAATGTAATTAGCTAATTTAAAATAGCATTGAGATTTTAAGTTGTTAAAATTCTCTTTTGGCTTTTCCCCCTTATCGTTGTATGGTGCATCGGGGCTGGGTAAAGGTGTACTATTGTTTACAAATCCAACACATTTTAAATAATCAACTACCCCACCACCGATACCGTCCTCATCTACAATTGTGTTGCTATTAGGCACACCATACAAATACTGCAATTCTTTTATTTTATTTACATTTTCATCAACAAGCCTTCCATTTTCCATAAATATATTTTCAACCCTCAACCCATCCCAAAGCATGATAACGGTGTTGTCTTTTCCCTTACGGGCTATATCCGATGTTAGATACTTTTCTCCTGGCTGAATAAAATTATTGCTAAAAATATCTACAATCTTATCGTATTTAATCAAAATACTAATATCGTCATCATATTCCCAATTTCCATACAATAAACGCTGCTTACTTGCATTGTCTAAACTGCTTAAATTTTGAATGTAATACTTTGAAATGTCGGGGTTATCAGTTACTAATGCTGGTATAAATTCCACTCCCTTTTTTAATGTTTTTTCTTTGTATGGCTTGTAAAACTTGTTATAAATCCAACCTTTAGCGGGGTTACAACTACCTAAAATTTTAGGTATTAAATTGTTTTCATCTAGTTTGTAACGGATACGGCTTTTTACTATGTTCCAAGCCTTTTCTGCGATTTGGTTACTTTCATCTATAAAGGCATCTGTAATTTCCAAACTTCCTAATTCATCAAAATTCGGATCACTTGGATATAAAAATAAATCCTTTAAGTAAATCAACGACCCGTTAAAAAAGTGTATTTGGCTGCTTTGTTGGTTATATGAGTAATGCTTACCATTTACTAATCCTTGCAATTTGCACACCTCAAAAAATGATTGTAGAGTAGTTTCTTTTAATGTTTTTAAATTAGCTCTACCAATTAATCCCCTAGTACCAGGATATTTCAAACGCTGCTTTATTTGCCAATATGTACCGATAAAACTTTTACCACCTCCAGTCACCCAGCGGCACCGCCATAAAGAATCTCTCCTGTTATGGAGTCCTCTAAATAGTCTAGTGCCGCTGTTTGTTTTTTATTTAGCCTCATAAACCTTTTGCTCTATCCATGTTAAATTACCATCAATCTTTGCATCAACCTTAGATGGGGCATAATCACCTGCCATTTTACTTAATTCCACATTAAGGATAGCTATAGTACGTTTGTATTGAGCTATTTCTCCAGGGGTTAAGTTTCTTTCATAATTTTTTGGCACTCCTTTTTTAAAATCAATAAACACATCTTTTGTGGTGTTATTTATTAATTTCTGTTGCAAGTCCATTATTTCGGCTTGAATTTCTAACTGCCTCTCTAATTTCGATTTTAAGCCTATTTTAAGCCCCTCAACTGCATTTGCTTGTATTTGTTCATTTGTTGCCTTTTCTTTGGTTTTTTGCCAATCTATTAAAGCTTCATTACATTTTTGATAAAACCTTTGAACTTGTATTTTGTATCTACTTCCCAACGCTTCCAAACACTTCCCCTTATCCGTGTTTCCACCTTCAAATAACTTAATCAGCTCATTTTTTAGCTGAGCGTCTGAAATAGTCTTTTTTATGGTGGGTTTAGTTGGCATTATTTTTTCCAATTAAATGAATATGTTATTCTATTATTTGATTGACTTTTAACCACACTATCACTGATTTTTTTATTTTTAGTCCTATCTCCTGTACCATATTTTTCAAAATCA